CACCAGCCCCAGAGAGACGTAGGTGATGCCTTTGTGCGAGGCCACCACTTGCTCATGGACAAGATCCATGAGCGTGAGGAGATACGTCTGGATCGTGAGGCTGTGTGCGCTTATCTCGATGAGATGAGCGGTCAGAAGCGGGAGCGACTTGGAGCACTGCTCGACTCGATGGACTTCACGCTGCCAGGATATACGGACAAGGTCGTGTTTGCGAAATCTGAGGCGCTCCTCAAACAGAACGGGGCCCAGCCACGCGTCGTCTACCAGGGAGGCGACATGTACAATCTTGTCATGGGCTCCGTCGTGTACTACCTGTCTCGCCGCATTGTCGAAGAACTCAACCGCAAAAATCCAAAGAACAAAGGAAATGAAGTCATCTATTGCGTTGGGCTCACGGCAGACGAGATCGCTGATCTAGTGCACCATACCCCGGGCGAGGCCTTTGAGAACGATTTCAAGAACAATGACGGCACCCAACCGGCTGGCGTCAGGAAGTGGGAAGCCATGTTTTATTACAAACTTGGCGCGCCGAAGTGGTTTGTCCGTGAGTTCGCTCAGAACACCAGCGTGAGGGTCTTCACGCGCTATGGTGTCAAGGGCCGAGTGCGTGGCCAACGATGGTCGGGGGAGGTGACTACCACCACCGGCAACGGCTATGTCAATGCTTGCACGTCACTCGCCGCACTTGAGCGGGCTGGGATCACGGAGAGTACCACGTTCGTCTACGGGGACGACAATTTGACGTACACGCGGCAAAGTCGAAAGGAGTTGTGTGACTCCTTCGACAGCGTGGCGGAGAGCAGTGGGATGAAAAGTGAAGGAAAGCTTGTGCATCACCGCGAGCAAGCGACGTTCTTGCGCAAACGCTTCGTCCCATCTGTCAATCGAACATACCCCGTACCATCCTTTGGCCGTGTGTTGGCCAAGTTGCCTGTGCGATCGAATTACAACCGCGCAGTCACTGATGAAGATTACATGGCGGGCAAGTTACTCTCCGCCGCGTATGAACACCGACACATCGCCAGCTTGCGAACTCTCCTATTGGAAACAGCGGAACAGTTGTCAAGTACCCCACACCTGGACATGCGGAACCAGGCTATGGCGTACAAATACACTGCAGAGGAGCTGAAGACGATGACCATTGAGGCAAAAACACTCGACCCCGACATGTTTGGCTCTTTTCTACAGAAGGTTTACGGAATCTGGGAACATGAGCTCGTTGATTGCTACATTTCGGTGTGTGATGGGATCCTTGGATTCCAGCGTGTCAATCGAGGTCGAGACAAGAAGTGCCCCATCATTGCCCCGCGTATCCCAAGGGCATTATGGGACACGGCATTTGAGTCCATCGTCACTGTTGATGTCGCTCTGTAGTGGTCGTAGCATGCTCTCCGAGGGGTTTTTGTAGGTTTCCCCCCGTTAACAACAAATGGAC